ACCACCACGAATTGTATATCCTTTGACTGCTGAAACAACTTTGCGACGCTGTACTTTTCCGCCGCGCACACGCGCACGAACAAGTTTTTTACGCCCTAATTTCTGAACGTTCGCTTCAGCAATAATTTGTTTTACAACTTCTAATACTGTACTCATTTGATTGAAAAATCAACTTTACTTAATGCGAAATGCGCTGCTTTAGTAAATCCTTTTGGATCTTTTAACATTTCAGCAAATTTATTTTTATTTTCATCATTTAATGCACCATGAACCATATGAATGGCTTTTGCTGCACCATGACTGACTTTTAATTTAGAGCCATCAGCAAACTTCATATGTTTTGCCATAGCCTTTGGTTGTTCTTCTTGAGCATATGCAGAAACTTGCTCGAGGCTTTCAATAATATCTTCTGATACACCAGCTAATTCTTTCTCAGGTCCATTAGAAGAATATGGAACAGTGATTGACATTCCAAGTTTTTCGCTCTTGTATAAAGCAACTCGTTTACCATCTGGGAAAATACGAATGCCTTGACGCTTTAATATTAGCATCATAGGAGGATCACTAAATGTTGCTTCTGTAAGATAGTCATCACGAGAAATTTCATATCCACTCATAATATTACGGCGAACTGCAGCAACAGATTGTTGTGATCCAAGTGCCGCAGTTGATGTTGATTTGTAATATCGATCTAATATATCGCGTTGATTTTTTGGTAATTTTGCAACATCACCAACTTTAGCATGACGCGCCATCGCAACTTTAAGTGCAGGCAACTCACTGGTTTTCATCAAACCAGCGCGAATTAACTGAGCAATACGCTGAGTATTGGTTCTATTCTGTTTCTGCAGGTTCTGTTGCTGGCTCGAGCTGGAGGTTTGCGTCTCCATCTGTTCCGTCAACTTCATGCGTAGCGTCTGTAGTTTCATCTGAATTTTCTGTACCTAATAGGTTAGATGCGATTTCTACTTTTTTAATTTCTAATGCGTCACTAACTTTAGCAGCCATAGCATTATTAAATGCTGCTGATAATCCTTCTTTGTCACCAGCTATTGCTAAATTGATTAATTCTACCGTATCCATAATATCTCCAATTATTTAGCCAATTGTAATTTAAATAAATTATTAATATCATTTGCTTGAGGAGTCTGAGGAATCGGTGCTGCAGCAGGCACAGGAGCAGCAATCGCATCACCAGAAATTTCTGGAGCTGCAGGTTCATCTGCTTGTTCTTGCTCAATTTGTGCAGCAATTTCTTTAATTTCTTCCTCGTCCATATTCAATACTTTCTTTCGTATCCAATCTTTAGAGAAGTAAACTCCAACATATGGATCAATTTGTTGCATAACCTGTAATCTGCCTGCAAGCAATTCTGTTTGTTTGAGTTCAGCAAAATTATTATCTTTTAGAAAGTCGTAGTGAATCTTTTGCTTTAATTCATTCCACTCATCAACAGAGCAAATACCCTTGAGTGCTAATTGACGTTCCATCAATTCATCAAACATAAGCGTAAATTTTGAACGAAGTTTTTCAATAAACTTCATAAACTTTAGTTCATCACGAGTAATTTCTGTTGATCTTCCCAATGTAAATCCAGATTGAGATTCTAAACGAGAAACTGGAACGTTTAATGATTTATAAAGTTTCTGTTCGAAATATTTAACGTCAGCAAGTTCACCAAGATTTTCGCCAGCTGGTAACGTAGTAATCTCTGTTGATTTACCTTCGCCGCGACGTGGAATCCAAAAGTCTTCCATCATTGACATAAACTTGCGATCATCTTTGACTTCACCAGTTGAAGAATCATAGACAACCTTGTTACGGAACTTCGTCATAATATCACGGAGATATTGTTCTGACTTAACTTTAGGCATGTTGCCAACGTCAATATAGAACACACGACGTTCTGGCGCACGAGAAATACGATAGATAACAATCGCATCTTCAACCATGCGTAATTGATTGAGTGGTTTAATTGCCTTATGTAGATAACCCAAAACCATTTGACGTTTTGGATCTAATAAACCAGAGTTAACATTAATTACTGCATCAGCAGCAATTTTTACACCAGCATCAGTTGGAGAAGATATAAATGTTTGTCCTAAATTTGATGCCTTATCATTGTAAACATAAAATTCTCTAGCGCCAACAACAACTTCAATTCCAGTTCTAGGATCTTTTTTCTTATCAACGATTCGAATTTTTTTAATTTTTCTAGGATCAAGATAAACTAGTTCGCGAATACCAAGTTTAGGTTGTTTTTCATCAATTAAAACTTGATAGAATACGCGACCATCGATATACCATTGACGAAAAATATCAGCACCATTGTTTGAAAAGTCTAGAAGTTGTAGAATCGCATCGAATTCTTTGCGAATCATTTCTTTAATATTGTCTGGTTGATCCAGATCATCTAGAATAATAGTAACTGACTTACCTTTCTCATCATGCACAATAGATTCATTGACAATATCATCGATAGCAGACTCAAGTTCTGGCTGCATAGACATCTCGCGATATCTTGTAATTAAATCATTCTCGTTTTTAAAACTGGATTCGAGATCTAGATAGGTGCCAAAATAACCACCAGATGTGACTGTAACTGCACCATCATCAGTAGTTGGTGCAGTTACAGATGGTTGTAATTGTTCTGTGGGTTTTTCACGAACAATCTGAAACCCGAATAGATTAATCCCTGCCATAAATTAACTCCATGATAAAATATCGACCGAGGCGATTAGATAACACTTTCGGCAGCTGCTTCCCACCATTGATAAGCAAACGTCACTGAGTATTCTTCGATAGCATCATTGTTGCCCCAGTCTAGGTCGATTGGAGCGAGATCATTTGGGAATAAACCAACAAACTTGTAAGATTTAATAACCTTACCTGTTTTGCCGTAGTGTCTAACAGTGGCATCAGTTCCATATGAAACTGGTGTTGCCGCAGCAGCTGATCGAGTATTAAATCGATGAGAATTGATACCGTTCATCCAACGCTCAAAGGCATTGCGAACAACGAAATCTTCATCATTTAATATTGTCACAGTCCAGTCTGCAAATGTACGATTGCCAGCAAACTTTACTTCGCGACCGAAGTATTGTACTGGAACCACACCAACTGTTGATCCTGGGATCTGAGCAGTTTTACATACGAAACGCAATTTTCTTGCTGCGTTTCCTGGCAAAGCAAAAAACGGAAAATTCATTTCGACTTCAAATAGATTAGCGCGAGCGCCATCAAACTGCATTTGAGAACGAAATTCAGATACATTAAAAGCCATTGTATTCTCCTGACTTTATCCTATTCTATTTATTAGAAGCGTCCAACGATCTCGTCGAATGCTACGCCACTGCGAACAGCGACAAAGTTCAACTGAATGAAGTTTACGCTTCTTGCTGGTTTGATGTAGATATCTCCGATAAATTCGTTACGGTCGATAACTGCTGGTGTATTGTTTGTATCGTCACAAACAACGCGATAATCATAGATACCGCGACGACCCTGCACTTCTCTCAAGAATGGCTCAACAAGTGCTACGAACTGTGCTCTTGTAAATTCATCATTGAATTCGAAGAGACTTGAACGAGCAGCTGCAGAAATTGCCTTTTCAAGAGTAATGAATAGTCGACGTACATTGATGCGATCAAATGCACTTGGACGACCCTGTAGCGTCTTGTCTCCGAAGAGAACAGTACCTTCGCCTGGGAACGATACAACTGGATTTACACCACCCTTGTATAGTGTATCGCGCTCTGATTGGGTTGGGTTAAAGGCTAACTTAACAAGATTTAGAATTTGACCGCGATTTAAACCAGCTGGCGAGAACCATGGGTCGCGTTGTAGATCTGTACGAACGCAAAGACCAGCAACGTCAGCATTGAGCGGAATCCAACGATACACATCGTTGTATTTGTCATACTGATACTTCCAGCCTGAGTCCATTACACCGTAAGATGTTGATGTTAGAGCATTGCGATAATCAACAACCGCATCAGCAGAGGCTTGTGAGCCAACTACGTTTGCTTGGGCTGGAGATACGAACGCAACGCAATCCTTACGATTTGCTGCAACCGTTAGATACTCATTGGCTACATCCACTGAGCTGATTGCTGAGTTTGCTCCAACGCCACAGTCACCAGTAAAGAGTAATGATATGTCTATTTTTTCTTTATCATTGAGTAGACCAATAGCATTAATCATATTTGGTTTAGTTACGGAGCCATCTGCACCATTGCTGAGTGAGTAGTTAGCAACTGGTGGCTGGTGGAATTTATCCCCAGAAGAATTAACAGTTGCAACTGTTTGTCCCCATGCATTGGTTGAATTTGAACCAACGCCATGACCTAACCAGTGAATCCACTGAGAATTACGGTACAATACTTCCTTGTAGTATAGAGAAGATCCATCATCAGCACGAGCATCAGAGGCTTTTGATAGGTTTGCCCAGCGCTCGAGAATTGTGTTTGCTGTACCGCTGATTAAGCCATCTTCGTCAACAACTACAAGATGCAATTCGTCCTTTAGATTTGCATTTCCAGTTGTTGTTGTAGCGTAACTAGAGGTGTTTGGCGCGCGATCAAAGTATGATGCATATGCCCAACTTGAGAATGATGATCCATTTGCGCACACAGAAACTTTAAGAGAATTTCCAATTGATCCAGGGTAGCGTGCGCTAAACTGGACTAGTGTATTTGCAGTGGTGTATTGATTATTAAAGTAATCGTCATCATTAGCAATTGTTGCGTAATGACTTGTGTTAGACACAGCATTATTTGAGCAATTAGCACCAGCTGTTGTATTGATGACACGAACAATGCGGAGATCATTTCCATATGCAAGGAAATTAGCAGCAGAGATAAATGCGGTTGCTGTGTTTAGATCTGGTTCGAAAAATTGTTGAACAAGATCAGATTCGCTAGAGACTTGAATTACTGTATTTGCTGGACCCCAACGAAACACTCCAACTGTTGCTCCAGTTGACGTTCCAACTGATGGAACTGTGGTTGTTTGATCAATTTCAGAAGTATTCACTCCTGGGGAAACTAAAAATGCCATGGTTTTACTCCTGTCTGGGAGAAATAGAAATTCTACAGTTTATTTAGTAAATTGGGGTTTTTAACGATCAACCACCTTCCACACTGCACCACCAGAAACAAAATCAAACTCTCTACCGTCTACATCAACATGTCCAGCCAACGGCATTGGTAGCGATTCTTCTTCAATTTGTCGCATCTGTTCCTGATATAGTCGTTCTTTTAGATTTGTATTTGTAAGATCAGCGAAAAAGGTTTGATTTGTCATCCAAGAGAACAGTACCAAGCACATAACCAGATCATCATGCGAACCTTCTTCAGCCTCGAAGCTGCCACCTTTAGCAATGAATGTTGAGAGTTCAGAGATTGTATCGAAATCCTCGACTAACAATTTCTGAGATTCAATGAGACCTTTCATAATAGAACAACCCAAACGTTTTACAGACTTGGTTGTTCTAATTCCACGATTAGACTTATTGCCATAACCCCATGTAAGTGCAATTTTGCCTCTGATATCCACAGTTGATAAAATATTTTCATATTCATAATCTTCAAATAAACTATCCACAACCTGCTGACCATTGTCATTAATTTCAACCATGGCATAGGCTTGGTTATAGTAGTCGCCCAACTTCCTTAAGATTGATGGATAAACCAATGGGCTAATGTTATTGTCTTTATAGGTTGCGACAACTTTATATGGAATAGAGCAGTCAATTACTACGCATGCTGAGTAGTCT